GAATGTAACCGAATCAGTTCTAATTGTAATAGGTCTTACTGTTTCAGTTGTTGATGTTTGTTCATATACCCAATAGATTTCATCTGCTACTAACAATTGTTTTAATATATTATTGTAATCATCATCCATATAGTCAGAATTAACACTTAGTGTTTGCTTACTATCTGAAAGATAATTTAAGTTAGAGCTATCATAATTTTGATAAGATAAACCAGTACCTTGCCACGTTCCTAATTGTGGTTGATATGTTCTTTTAGTAGATTGGAATGATTGTCTATTAACTAAATAAAAGTTAAAGTAATCAAATTGTCCATATCTATTTTTCCATTTGATTCTTACATTAGGATATTTTTGTAAACAAACATCTGTAAAATTAATAGAAGAACCCAATGCAGTTGAACCAGAATAAGCCTGTACACTAAATGTGTCCGTTAATATGTTTAATGGAAAATCACTACATAAAGGTCCAATAGGAAAATATTGTGTTTGTTGTGAAGATGATATTGAGCTACTTACGTTAATTGAAGCATTACCTAACGAACCTGAATAAACCATTCGAGTTGGTTGTGATGTTCCAACATCGCCAGTATAAACTGTCATCCACCCGTTAGTTTCATCTAAGAAAGATTGAGAAACAGGTCCATCACTCATTATAGGCCAATGAACTGATTTAGATACAATTTGTTGATTGATTGGTTCTTGAAATATAGCGTATCCATCTAATGCTTTGTATGCTGAACTTGATACATGTGAACCTGTAATAAAGTTTGTTCCATCTTGATATTGCCAATAGAAATCTACTGAATAGTATTTAACATTTGAAGTATTTGCAAATGCCAAATCAGTAAGTGTAGAATTCATTATTCTACTAACATCAAATATTCCACGTAGGGAATCGTTTGGATATTTCGTAAGTACATATTCAGGTACTGCAGGTTTTGCATTAGCTGAACCAGTCCAATAATACAAATCAGCGTAATACTGAAATGATGAACTATATACAACTGCAGTATTTTCAAACACAGTAAACGCCATTGGCGATTGTGCTAAAGATGCTGTTGCTGGATATTGAGTTATATTCAAAGCCATAGTAATCTTTTATCTTTTAACCAACAAAATTGGTTTTGTATTGGATGGTTAGGTTGGTAACCCTCTTAATGCTCTTTTTAATCCTATATCAACTGCATTCATAATAGTAGTTTGTATTATACCATTAACTGCGTTATCTATCTGTCTCTTTAATAAAGGGTCATTAGCAGCTTCTTCAGCAAATGGTCTTTTCTTCATATAGACAGTACCATCTTGAACAAACTTACCATATTCTGCACCAGGAGGAGCATAATCTAAAGTAATAAATACTTTTGGTGTTTCTATCTTAATCTTACTACCCTTCTTAGTAGAAGTAGACTTAAGCATCTTATCAGTTGTGTTAAATGAACCAACTGTATTAAATAAATTACCGGTCTTATACGCAGGTCTAGACCTGTTAATCATATAAGTTTTAGCTAATGTTCTAAACGATTCGGCAACTTGTCTGAATTCTTTCATTAGAATGGATATAAATCATACATACATCTCGGTCTAGCATTGTGAGTAGTTAAATCAAATGTAGCTACCCATCCAGCTAATCCATTATCAAATCTATCAACAAATGCTTCACAATCAATCCCACCATCTAAATCAAAGTTATTCACAGCGTATTGTGTGTATGAAAGTAAATCGTTAAGAATAGCTAATGTATTTGCATGAATATCAACTGCATCATCTTTACCAAAGAATGGAACAATTTGTTTATTAAAAGGTCCTGTTGATTCGTTATTTTTTAATTTAACTTTATCAGCAACTGTAAGTTGACAAGTATAGATTGTTTGTGAATCTTCAAATCTTGCATTACTAACTAATATATTACCAATTGGATATGCTGGGAACTCATCAGTATCTATCTCAAAAATATCACCTTGCGTTACAACCTCAATAGATGGATGGTTTTCCATTATGATTTTAAAGTAATCTAAGACGTTATAATATAACGAATAGTTTATACCAGTATTTTGAACTACATTTCCCATATAATTTATAATTGGATACCGCCAAAGTATTGATTAGTGAAATCAGGATAAACTTGTGTAAGGTTACCAACACTCTCAAGATATTGTGGTATTTGGTTAGAGTAAGCTATCAAATAGTTTTGTAAACGAGTTGCGTAGAAATCTGCTGAATTCAATGCTTTCTGCAATAGGTAATCAATCTCATTCTTACCCGGTGATACCGATACTTCTGATTGATGCTTAACTGCACCTTCAGATTTGAATTGGATACCACTAAAGGGGATGTATTCAACACAAGCGTACCATATTAACGTAGGTTTGATATGGTCATTAATTAAATCCTGATAATAAGGGTTTAATGTACCCACAGTATTGTTTTCAATGTGTCCTTGTAAGAAATAAAATAACACAGTACCTAATAAATTAAGCATGTATTTGTCTTGTGCTGTTCTTACAAAAGGTAATAATCTATCAGCATCAATTGAACCCTGTAATGGTGAGTTCTTAATAATATCGTTTCTACTTACATATAAAGCGTATGCCATTGTATTTAGTTTTTAGTTTGAGTATGTTTTAACAAATTGTGGAGTGCCCATTATAATTCTTTCATCATTTATTGTTTCATCAACTGCTCCTTCATCTTCTATTGCTGCTGGGTTTTCACCTTCTTCATTAATATCATCTTGCACTTGCTCAGTTGTTTGTCCTGTTTCTTTTGCAGTTTCAGATAAGATTGCTAATGGAGTTAATTGCTCAAAGTATAATTCAGTATCTTCGTATCCACCTTCACTAAGTGCAGTTGTTAAGAAATTTATGATTAGGTTTTGAAACGGATTAATTGTCATCGTTTGTAAAATAGAGTAAGCTGTTTTCATTTCCTCTGATTGAGAACTGAAACCATTAGCTTGTGTACGAATACCAAATAGTAATGGAGATGTTACTCTATGCCCAACTAAGATTCTATCTTGTGCGTATTCAGCAACATATTTGTATTTGTCATGCAAATTATCTATGTTGATTGTTTCTAAGGTAGGTCTTCTTTCAGCATCATCGTTAAATGAAATCATAAATCTACCAGCGTTTCTAGTGCCTGTAAACTTAGATTCAATTAGTGATTCTATTGTTTGTCTTTCTTCAGGTGCTGGAATACCATTGTTCATATTAATCATTACTAATGGCATAAATCCATTCTCAATGTTATTAAGATGTAAGTTTGATAATTCAGCTTCTACATAAGCAAATTGTAATGCACTCATCCAATCAGGAAGTGAGTAGTAGTATTTACCTGGTGAGTAATTTTTAATATAAAGTAATTCCATCTTTTCATTTGATGTACCAAATGTAGGAATTTTCTTTTTGTTTCTTTGTGCTTTCTGGTCATTCCAATCTACACAATAGAAATAGTTTTCTATTTTAGGATTATCGTATATCTTCTCAGCACGAATTGTTTGAACTGGGATATGATAGAACTTAACAATCTTAGTATGCTCATCATTCCAATAAACTTGAAATGAAGCATTACCATATAGTTTCAAATCAAAGATACCTCTTTTAATTTCTTCTTGCGGTAATAACTTATCCAATATAGTTTGGAACTGCACACTCTTAGAGTACAATCCCTTACCAAATATTAAATCTGATATTCCTTCTATACAGGCTGCGTTAGTTGTTGATGTTGTATAACTATCGGTTATGTTTTGGAAGTAATCATCAGGTCCTATAATACCAACAGGTACCCATTGGTAACGTGTTTTTATATCTTCAATTACGATAGGTATATCTTGCTGTGATAGGTTTACAACCGAAAAATTCGTATTTTGTTTCATATTATTCCATTATTATGTATTCGTTGTCCGTCAAATTGCTTTTGAATGCTTCCTCAACACCTAATTGTGATATACGTTCAGGCTTATCTACTGATTGAGATGCAAATACTGAAATAGAACCATGCCAAATAGAGGATGTTCCATCAGTTATATATGCTCTATATTGGTCACCAATTGATGCTGATACCAAAGATGCTGTCCAATTTAATTTACTTTCGTAAGCATCATATGTGTAAGGTCTTCCCGAAGCACTAACTGATGCAGATGTATTTTGCAGTGTCAACATATCTTGCAATTGTAGTACAAGATTTGATGAACCTGTTGGTTCTATTCTAAAAGTGTAATTATTGCTTCCTGAAATGTAATAAGCTAGCATTAGGTTGTCTTTATATTGTGTTTATCTATACATTTAACAATCATTGCTAATAATATAGTGAAAGAGCATAAAAAAAGGGAGAACTGAGTCCTCCCTTTAATATTTTAAAGCGATATACTGATTAGTTAGTTCCGTTTACGATTGTAGGCGGATTAGTAACTGAGCCGAATGGGTTACCGAATGTTGAACCTGAGATAAATGATGCAGGGAATTGTTCCATACCAGTGAAAGTAATAGAATAACCATAAAGGTCACCTAATGCTGCTCCTGTTTGTAGAGTTCCTGCAGTTACATCTGCTCCCTCTCTTTGTCCTACTAATAGAGTATCTCCATTCATAGTGTGTACAAAGATTTGAGGTCTTCCATAAGCCATTAATTTTAATTGAGTTGTCATCTCATTTGTTAACTTCTTCAAGTTTAATACTAATTCTTGGTTGAAGAATGTAGTACCATTTTCTCTTGATGAGTTCACAGTTTCAGTATATGCACTTGTTCCTTTAAGTTCGTAGTAGTAAGCTGTAAGTCCTGCTGGTAAGCTTTCAATTAAATCGTCTGCTACACCATTAGTTGCATTAGCAAGTGAAGATGTGTAGTTTACAAAATA